TACATAGTCAATCTGTTGTGAACAACTTTATTAAGGTCAAAATATTGTTCTGTGATTTGATGCAAATTTTTACCCATTTCTAATCTCATATCCCTGTCTTTAATTACTTTGCTCAGAATATTCACCCATTCAGATTTAGGAGCATCATGTGGGATGAGAAATCCAGTTTTGCCATTGATTATAGTCTCATCATAGCATCCAACATTAGATGCAATTAATGGAACAGAATATCTTCCTGCTTCTGCCACCTTAATTTCTGACTTGGAGTCATTAAACTCATTCATTTGTAATGGAGCAATAGCTATATCCATATAACTGTACATTACCCCATATTGATCTGTGGGAAGGGCTTGATTAATTGTATAATTTCTGCCGCCCTTCAATCCCATCATAATAGTGCGTTCATAATTTTTCCAAACATCCTGTTGCCAGTCTGGGCCTGCAACGGGGTCAATTGGTGGTCTGCCATAGAAATCCCACCGTACCCGTTCCTTGCCAACTCTTTGATTTACAATACTTGGGATGCCTGCAAACTCCTTGACATCCTCCTCGTGGTGGATTCCTCCTGCCCAGCCTACGCGAACAAATTTGTCCTTTGAGACAAAGGTTTTTTTGGCGTTCCAAGCAGGTAGAGTATAATCAATCGCATTCTTTACAACTGCTAAAATACCATTACCCATGAACTGTTGAACACGCTCTTGGAATTTTCTTTGAGTTACGGTTACTATGTCACTATTATTGTAAATAAATTTAGTAATATCAGACAATCCATTTTCATATACGGATTCTAATCTGTGTCCTTTGTATAATTGAGTCAAAAGGTCATCCGTGTCATAGTGAAAAATCTTCCCTCGTTCTTTTGTTTTTCCGCATATCCTAGCAGTATATGGACCTCCGAAATTAGATATGTTGTTGGTCATGACTATGTCGGCCCAATCCATATCTGCCCAATCCCAACCATCTATCCATTTTGGGACATTCTTCTTAGCCATTTCCTCATCTATGCCAAGGATATTCTCAGTGAAGCGAACTTCCACTACATTTGGGTAGAGTTCCGCTAACTTGGAATAAGGAACCATGGCTCTGTAATATGCACAGCCCCCTTTATTTGGTAAGGCCACAGTAATTCTTAATTTTCTTCCTAACCCGGGAAATTCATTTAATGACTTCCAATAAGTTTCGTTAAATTCGGTTGTATTTAATAATTCTTTTTGCATAAAAAAAGGTGAGAGGTTTTACCCTCTCACCCATTATAGTCCTACTTACTTAATTCAGCCTGTAATTTGTGTAGGTTTTTGTGTAGCAATAACCTCAGGAGATTCCTTCGGAGCCAAGGTTACAGCCTTGGTCAGGTCAACAAGAGCCTCTCTAAGGTCATCAAGGTTGGGCATCTTCCCGTCATGGTTAGGCCCTTCAACCCCCGGAACAACTCGCTTGACAGCCGTAACCGTGTGCTTACGGAATCTGCTGGATAGGAAGGGCAGGATGACTACAAGCAATTGCATCCAAGGTGCTGACCCGGGAATCATAGACCCAAACACATTAGCAATCATGCTTACGACACTTGGGGATAGAATCTCCTTTGTAGCATTAGCATCTAGAGTGACCACAATGGCCCCCGGAGTTTCCTTAAGATGATCCAAGGTTGTAATCACAGGTTGAGTTCCTCGCGCAGCAAAATCAGCCTTTAGAGCCTCTCCTACCTTACCTCCCAAAGTTTCAATCGGAATTACAACCGACTGCTTGGTTTGTAGTGATTCAGGCGTAACATTGCTAGTCTCGGTTATAACGAGAGGTGCAACAGGCTCCGTCTGGTCGCTAGCTCCCATACCGGGACACGAAGTTAGTCCTAGAGCTAGGACACAAGCAAATATAAAGTTTTTAATCATATTCATCCTTTCAGTTTAGATAGATAATCACCCTCGTCATCACCATCGCTAGGCGAGGTCATAACCTTAGGAGTGTGCGTAGTAATACCAATTTCACTTAGGAGGATCTCCGCGCTCTTACGCATATCCTCGTAGTCTTCTAGCTTGACAAGCGAATGGATATCGTGCAGCGACTCCATGAACTTGGCAATTTCTTGTCCCGTACCCGCAGGGGTAGGCTTAGGACGAGGCGACGATTGATCGTACTTGGGGAAGCCGCCTTCCATTTCCTTGACGATCTTGAAGTCGTAGCCATTCTTGACATCAGTGATGTCACCGTAATCGGGATCCATCATAGTGTTCAGGATCTTCTTGAACACAATCTGACCGATGGAAAGAATCTTAACATCGTTGGCAGGACGAACAGCCACATTCAGATAGTAGCGTTCACGGGGCTTGATCTGACGAGCCAAGGTAGCATACTGATCCTTGCCGTCCTTGCCAGCCTTCTTGCTATAGTCCCACAACTTATAGTATGCATCGCACAAAGGACACTTCTCGTTGTGTACCTTACGGCAATGGAAGTTCTTTACATTCTGACCTTCCCCAATACGGTGAATCTTGGTTTCAGCATAGAACCACCGATCATCTCCGTCCTTCGAAGGAAGGATACGAAGCGTAGTAGTGCCCTCCTCCAATTGCACGAAGTTCTTGAGGAAGTCCTGACCACCAGCGGCAACACCGCCCTGCATCTGCTCATGCTTCTTGCGAAGCGCATCCAAATCTACTTTTGCCATGTTATGTCTCCGTTAGTTATTGTAGAGTTTCGTTTCTGCTCTTTGGTTACTAGACAGTTGAATTAGCATATCCTTCTTTTGGTCGAGAGCAGTCACTAGCGACTTCAAGAGGGAATACCGTGTCGTAAGGTTGTTATAGTCCTGCTTAAGCGCAGAAATATCTGCGTCTGCTGTTACGATAGCCTCCAAGTTCTTGTCGGTTATCTTTTTATCGGAGCTATCCACAGCAGCCAGCCGGACTTGCGCGGACTTTTGTTCTATTTGTATTTCCATTTGGTCCATGCGTTGCTTTGCGATGACCATTGCACCAGAATAGTAAGAATAAATAGATGCCTGCTTCTTGAGTTCCTCATCTATCGAAAACTTATCTATCTTGGTTAGACGGTCGCACAAATCAATGTAGACCTCTAGATTGATCTTATCTGCTACTTCTTGTATTAGTTCAGCTTTCATTTGGGGCTACCAGAATCTTAAACAGTTTAGGGTTCAAGTTCATTAATAATAGGAAACTGCGGCTTATGTTTGTTGCTAGTTTTTCGTTGACAGTATTAAACTCCTTGGCATCATCAGGATTCGTGTATCCTACTATTTCTAACAGGACATGAGTCATCTCATGCAAGATAACTTCCCGAAACGCCTCAGACTCTATCCTATCATCAACATAGATTGTGTATGTGTTTAGATTAGTAAATCCAGCACAAGAATCAGGGTCACAGGGAATATCCGATGTAAACCTAAATTCAAACTTGGCCCACCCAGCATCTAAGTGGGTTATTCCTGCATCAATAATCTGCTCCCGTAAGTGTTTACGCGCCTTCTTCATTTTGCAATGCCACCCCCTCTGTCATCCTCAGAGTATTGTAGTCAATGTCCATCGGGACAACAAATCCCTTACGGGCGTTACGCGACTTAATCACATACACCCTGATTTGACCCTCGTCATACTCCTCCTCGTTTTGGTTAAGGCTGACTACGAAATCACATGGGCGAACCTTACCATAACTGTCTGCCATCTCGGCATCAGTGATAATTTCAGCCCGTCTGCCTGCACGGTTAGTTTGTGTAGCGGTCCAAACTAGCAGATTATGTTCTACAGCAAGTCCACGAAGTTCTTGGGCAATCCGTTCTTGTGCTTGGTATTCAGGCATACCCTCAGTGACGGGGCGTAATAGCTCAAGATAATCAACGATCAGAACATCAGGAACAAAACCTTCGTAGTTGCGTAGCTGATTAAGCAACGCTCGAATGTTATTCACATTCGCTCTGCCCGTGGGGAATTCCTTGATCACCAATTTGCCATCAGGGAACTCCTGCCGGAAGATGTCCAAACGCTCCTTGACCTCGTTCGTGTAATCCTTGAGTCGGGACTGGGGCAAAAGTGTCATTGCCGAGTCGAATCGCTGCGCGATACGATCCTCACTCATCTCCAAAGACACATAAAGCACCTTGCGATTCTCCATCAAAGAGGTAACTCCTTGATTCACAAGATACAAAGACTTACCTACACCAGCAGGAGCCACAACCATGCATAGTTCCTTACGCATCGCCCCACCTTCCATGTTGCGATTAAGCGTGCGTAGAACAGTCTTGAATGTATCCTTGCGCTGAGAATTGTAGGTTCTGTCCCACCGCTCGTTTAGATCATCAAAATAGACTTGACCATTGTCTACATTACGAGAGATCATCAATGCTTGACGCACACGATCTTCTACTTCGCCAAACTTGTCTTCCTTGATCAGGGTTAACGAATCGACAATCGCACCCTTCATGGCCTCCCTCTTGGCGAAGTTTTCGATCAGGTCAAGATAATACTGTTGATGCCCAATCGACTGGACATCCAGCTTGTTGATAAACTCAAGCTCGTCGGAGTAATCCGATAGGTCTTGGGTTGGCCGCTTATGCTTCTTGGCCTCCTCAACAATCAAATCGTCAGTAGGAATCTGCTTATACTTCTCGTAATAGTCAGTTACGATAGTATAGATTTGATTGTGGATCGGGGACTCAAAGTAATCTGGCTTGACAAGGTTAACTATCTCTAGATAGAAATCCCTGTTAGACTTAACCAGATAGAGGATGCCCCGTTGGATCGATTCAGCGAATTGATACATTATTTCTTCTTCTTTGCCAGTTGAGTCTTGATGTTGTTGATGTTCTCGCCCAGCTTGCGAGTAGATTCTGTCCGTTGTTGGATCTCTCGATCCGATAGCTTACGCAACCCCCCGGTTTTAGTCAATACATCCAGATTAGGCTTGTACCGCTTGTACGGGTTGTAGGCGTTCCCTACCTTCAATCGATCCTTGGAGTCTTGGATGGCCTCATTATAGAATGTGTTGACCTCTTTTTTGCCAAGCCTGTACGGCTTGCCTTTCATGTGGAAGTTTCCAGCAGAAATCAACCTGTTGGCTTTCTTTCCACACGAAATGCATTTTTTAGTTTTAGGCATCTTTTTGGGGACGCTTTGGTATATGTGGTCAAAGACTTCCCCACAATGCTCACAGCCAAATTCGTATGTTGGCATATCAGGCTCCGCACTCTCCTCCATTGAGAGAACAAGCACCACCATCAGCCATGCCAACTTCTACATTCCGATCACCAACATACTTGGCAATATTCTCTGGAGTCATTGGTACTGCTTCCAAAGGTTCGTTGCCCTTGGACCCAGCACGATAAATCGTCAAACCCTTTAGGTATTCAACATAATCTAAAGCAACACTGCTTAGATCTTCTGCTTGTGCTTCCTTGGGTAGATTGATTGTCTTGCTGATGGACGAGTCAATGTACTTCTGCCATGCAGCTTGTACAGCAAGATGTTGTTCTGGGGTTACATCATACGAGCCTACGAATCCTTCGATTGATTTTCCTGAGTCGAAGTATTCGCGCAGAAGTGGATCCACGACAACAACTTCTTTCCAAACATTTGCATCCCGGTATCTACGAATGTAAATAGGAGCAAACATAGGCTCAATACCGCTTGACACACCCCAAAGCATAGAGATAGTACCAGTAGGAGGAATAGTAAGCATAACCGCGTTACGAATTCCATGCTCTTTAATAAGAAGTCGTATACGAGCAGGAAGAGTTCTTGCAAATCCTTCATCTAAATATTTCTTTCTATCAAATGCGGGGAACGCTCCCTTGTCTCTGGCAAGGTATGTGGATTTAATGTACGCAATGTCCCGCATAGCCATTGCAATACGCTCTGTCAATTCAATGCACTTTTCGCTGCCGTAACGGATTCCCAGCTTGATGAGCATATAGTGATAGCCCAATACACCTAAACCGATACGACGAGAACGATGTCCTACTTCACGACATTCCGGTGTTGGGAAGTAATTTACTTCTAAGATGTTATCGAGGAACTGAATGCCAGTACGAACAGTCTGTGCAAACTTCTTCCAGTCAAACTCGCCATCTACAACCATGTTAGCTAGATTGACATTGCCTAGGCAGCAGTTACCGTAGTTAGGGAGTGGGATCTCTCCACAGGGATTGGTCGAACGCATCTCCTCAAAGTAAGACACATTTGTATGGCGGTTCGCTAGATCTAGATTAAAAATACCCGGATCACCAGACTTGACAGAGTTCAGCCAGATCATATCCCATAGCTCTCGCGCCTTGATGGGCTTGATTTCTGCGCTAGTAAAATCGTCAGTGAAGTGAACCTTATATTGCTCCCGTGCGCGAGCAACAGCATCTTCAGCCGAGTTGGCTACGACTTCAATAGATGCTGGCGATGGGTGAGCTTCATTCACACGGGTGACCGTGTAGATGTGGTACTTACGGTTGGCAAAGGTAAAATACCAATCCTCATTATTCTTGCAGGCTTCAATGAAACGATCCGTGATACCTACAGATATGTTAAAGTTATTCAATTCCTTCATGTCTAGCTTGACATGGAGGAACTCTAGTAGGTCAGGGTGAGTTACATTCAAGATAGCAATCAAGGCTGTGCGACGATTCTTACCCGCACGGACATGATTGCCGATCTCGTTGATCATCCGCATCACTGATACAGAACCGGGAGCGGAATTCTTCTGCTGTTGGATATGATCACCCTTAGGACGAATATCGGAGAAATTAAACCCGATACCACCACCAGCGCAGGAGATCTTGTACATATCCTGAATAGTCTTGCCTATCGACTCAACCGAATCCTGCGGGTTGATGACATAACAATTCAATAGGTTCTGGCGACCAGCATTGCGACCAGAGCCGTAGATGATTCGACCGCCGGGAACTAAGTCGCCGGACGAGAGGGCTTCGTAGAACTTTTGCTCAACTCTTTCCTTATCTTCATCACGCTCTGCGCCAGCAGCAGTCTTTGCGATAACTCTCGCACGCTCGGCCCAATTTTTTTCTCCGGGGTATGCATAACGCTTTTCAAATATCTCCTGTCCTAATCCTGTTAACTTAGCTACTGACATTTTGTTTTCTCCTTGCTTTGTCCTTCTTATTGATGGTCGATACACCATTACGCTTGGTGACAGTAATAATAGTTGGTGTATCGATTAAATTTTTAAGGTCGTTATTGTGCGTAATTATAAATAAAGTCTTGCTTTTCTTCAAATTCTGCAATAGTATGTATAGACCTTGCAGGGATTCTGTGTCAAGACTTTCAGCGATTTCGTCAAAAAAGATGATATTCGATAAGTCCTTGTCAGTTAAGGTCAAAAGACTTTGAAGACCCAACAGGACTGCGATATTAACCTTTTTAACTTCCCCACCGGACAAAGAATCAAACTTAGTTTCCTTGTTACCGATGTATACTGTCTCTTCTAGCATCTCATTAAACTTAATTCGGTATTTACCTCCAGTTAAATGAGTTAGATATTCGTTGCAGCTATCGTTGAAGTAATCAATAATATTCTTAATGATGTACTTAACTAAGCCTTGTTCCGAGAATGCAACTTCCCAGAACTTCATTACTTCATGTCTCTTGGTTACATCAACTCGCTTGGAGGACAAGCCTTTTAGGTTATCCTCATGAGTTTTACGATTCTCTAACAAATGCTCTTTCTTGGCTAGAAGTTCCTTCCATTCCACGATCAACTTGTACTTGGACGATGGGATAGGAATTAAAGATTTTTGTGCTTCAATCTCCTTTTCCTTCCAAGCAATCGTGTTACTTCTCTTAGCTGTCTTGGCATCAATTAACTTAATATCTTCGGTTAACTTATTGATTTTATCTGTGGTGTCGATCTTGTTAGTGCTACCACATTCTTTACAGACAACAGGCTTGCCCTTATTCTTAGTAAGGATATCAAGCTCCTTTAATTTGGCTTGAAGCTCATTGTCTGACCACTTCTGCTCACGATACAGGCCCTGAAGGAGGTCTTGATCAGCCTTGATCTTTTCTTCCAGTCTTAGGATATCATCTAACGAATATTTGGTGAGCATCTCTTCCGTAACACCATTAGTGGCTAGGAAGGTGGCTTCGCCAGATTCGATCTCTATAATCTTATTTGTGGCCTTATTGATCATCATCGCGTACTCAGCGGACAATGCATCAATGGTCTTTATTTCTGTAGAGTAAACACTCTTCTTGCTTTTGATAACTTCCCGCTTGTTAAACAGGTCATCCAAGTTAAGGAAGTTCTTGATTATGGTTCGTTTCTCTTCAGGTGTGGCAGATACAAAATCTAAGCTGTTATTCTGCCCAAACACCATGCTAGCCAAGAATAACTTGTAGTTAGTGTTCAGGTACTTCTCAATTGCTTCTTGTGTAGCAGACACAGACTCTTTTGTCCAGTTACTGTTACCTACCCAGAACTCTAGAAAGGTAGGTCTACGAGTTCGTATGATGCGTATATTGTCGTTTATGGTTAGCTCGACTTGGCAATTTTTACGGTTGCCAAAGTTAACCATGGCTTCTTCGGTAGATTTACGGATAGTCTTGCCAAAAAGACCCCAAACGACAGCCTCGATCATGGAACTTTTGCCAGATCCGTTGCTGCCGCCTGTGTCTTTGTTTTTGCCTTCGATCAGGACAAGACCAGAGTACTCATCGAAATTTAACTCTGAGTCTTGGAAGCTATAGAAATTGTTTATCTTTACTTTATTGATCTTCATTCAGTTCTTTGAGGCCAGCTAGCAAATCAGCCTTGGTTAGTTGAGTAGGGCTGCTATCGATGTAGTCTTCTATGATAGCCTCGTTGATAGTAAACAATTGTCTATCTGGGCGATAATAACTTTGTTCTGCCTTGGTATCGGTGATAGTATTGAACCGTAGGTCTACCCAATTAATCAAAGGGTAGTTAGTTTTGATTTGAGACATGATATCCAAATCACTAACTTCCTTTAGTGGGTTCATCATTACCCGAACAAGGTTAAAGTTTTCTTTCTCTAGCTTTAGCTTGTGTAAGTCTTCAATCTTGCACACATGATGCCTTGGGCCTCCTACAGCAGGGACAGCCTCCCAAGAAGCCTTTCTACCATTGTGCTTGTAATAAACCACATAGTTTGGTTTACCAGCTTCTTGGAACGAAGTCGTGTAAGGAGTGCCTACTACGACCACTTTATCTGTTGCTGAATAGTGATGAATGTGTCCAAGAAAAGTAAGGTTATTAAAGCACTCAAGAGGAATACGGAAGTCATTATCGCCAGCACTGTTAAGACTACCATGGTAGCCAAAGTGACCAAAAACAGTGGTCCTTTTATACTTAATGCTAGCAAGATGTTTTTTAATAGTCTCTTCATTTTCATAGTGTGGGATTATTGCTTTTGTACCTTTGTTGTCTTCATCATTGTGGAAATAATTGAATATTTTAACCCCAGCACCATCAAATAGGGATAATGCAGTAACCCCATCATCGGCTTTTGATACTGCATCGTGATTTCCTTCAATGATATAAACACCATACCCCCACGAAGTAATTTTATCTAGTAGATTCTTAAGCGCAAGCATTACCTTAACACTTGGATTGCGCTTATCAAACACATCCCCCAATAACATTACTTCAAGCTGATCATATGTATCGTGTATCGCAGCTTGCTTAATTGTGTTCTCAATAAACTTACATTGAGATTCTAAGTATCCGGGGACATCATCTCTAAGATGTAGGTCACCAATGATTAACATTTGAGGATCACGCATCTGCTTCGCCTCCGATCAAAGCCGATTTGTTTATCCCCATGCGGTTTAGGTCAGAGCAGATCAACGAATAAACTGCATCTGCTGCCCTCTGAATCTCAAACTGCGCGTCAGGCTGCATACGCTGAGTTAGGAAATGGATTACCCCCTGCAAGCTAACCGTCCAGTATGCCTCTGTGTAAATGTTCTGAGGTAACATCATACGAGCAATCTCTTTGGCTATGCCAGCTTCGATCCGTTCTTCATATGCCTTGTATGCACGCTCGCACTCCTCAAACATCTTCATTTTAGCCTCGGAATGATTAAAGTCTTCTCCCAAGACTATGGATGCTTGCTTATTGCCGTGAGGGGGGTTGGCTCTCATCATGCTAGGGATATAGAACTCTGGCTTGAATGGAGCGTATCTACCACTAATCTCATTCCAGCTACATCCCTTGTCCGTATCGTACATTAAATCAAACATCTCTACGGATACTGGATCACCATCAACTTCATACTTACGCCATGTGCTGCCGACTTGGTACTTGACCCATTGGCGCAGTGTGAACAAAGGCACCTTCACATGAAAAGTATAATAAGTATGCCGGAACGGAGATGTATGCTGATTGGATAGCAGGAATCGAATCAAGTTAGTATCTTTGTCATCAAGTACATACTTGGACTTGGAGTAACTGATTCGTGCAGAATTAACTACCTTAAGTGCAGCATCGTTCTTCATTCTATCCACGATAGAGATAAAGCCAATACCATCGTTTAAGTAATAATGCCTATTGGGGTTTTCAGCAGACTGGAACATTTTTAACCTCCTTAATGTTGGACACACCACCACTCTTGTTATACTTAACTTCTACTCCACCACCAAAAGAAGTTCCTACCTCTACTTCGATAGCCATAGGAACAGCACAATCGAATCCCATGCTCTCGCGGAGATAAGGGTACTGAGTCATCTTATGGTTTACAATCATCAATGCTTCGTCGATCTCGTCCTTAGGTGCGATTACCTCAATTGAGTCGTGAACGCTGGCTACGACCCGAGAGAACATGCCCTGATTTCTGAACTCCTGTGCAATGTCTAGCAGGGCAAATGCGGTGATCTCGGACGCAGAACTCTGAATGATGAAGTTCACGCCCTGACGCTCACAACGAGAGCGGATCTTGGGAATAGGAGAACGAATGTTATCTAGGTTACGCCTGCGTCCGAAGATACTCTTGGCGTACTTGTTTTTATTGATGAACTCCTTGACCTCATCCATCCACTTGAATACACCGGGATAGACATTGCCATAGGTGTCAATGATTTCTTTGGCTTCGTCGATCTCGATATTGACTGTCTTACTGAGCTTAAATTCGCTACCACCATAAACAATCAAGAACGATACTGACTTGGCAATCTGGCGTTCCTCTGGAGTGATCTGGTCAATGGGCTTCTTCCAAATCAGGGAAGCCGTATACTTGTGCAAGTCCTGCCCAGAGAAAAACGCCTGAATCAAGTTCTTGTCCTTGCACACATGGGCTAGGATACGAAGTTCCATCGCTGAGTAGTCGGCAGCGATGAAGTAATGATCAGGAGGAGCTACGAACAGACTGCGGATGTTGGGATCCTTGGTCCGAGGCAAAGTGTGGAACGACACACCCATATTCTCCTTAGCAGAATATGCAGCACAGGACAAACGCCCCGTTACTGTGCCATCGAATCGGAAGTCGTAGTATACCTTGTTTTGACCGTTGTAATTGATGGCCTTCGATACACCATCAATGTAGGTAGACTGCAACTTCTCTAAGCCACGCAACTCCTGCAAGCGCAACAGGAAATCACGCGCTCGTTCTAGCCTATCGGTGTCAACCCCCGAAATAACGCTTTTACTGACGGCGATAGGATCATTTCTCATCTCGACTCCAACTCTTCTTCTATTTGTTCTAGCAAGGTTTCTATGCACTCAGAATTGACTGAGGGCTTACCCTTGGCTGTGTTCACGGGAGGATACAGATTGAATCCTGTATCGTTGGTAAAAAGTATGTCAACAAGATCCGCAGAGGAGTTCATGTTGGCATCCGCAGGGACTTCCATTATAGAATGAATCTGGTCTTTTTTGGACTGGATTTTCGATTCCAGATCGGTGTTCAGATTGCCTAGCGTGTTGGTATCCACTTCTAGACCATGATACTCGATCTGAGCGAAGACAGGGGTCATTGGAGCAATCAGAGTATCATACAGGTGATGAAGCTCCAGATCCTTTAGCTGCCCCTCTAGCAGTTCGAAGATTCGCAGAGTGAAGAACGCATCCTGAGCATTACCCTCGGCCAGATCAGCCAAGGACATTTCTGCCCAATTCTGCTTCTTGGGATCTTTTACGGTTAACATCAGAACTCCTTCAGATACTCAGGGAAATATTGCTTGACCAAATCCATCAGGCTCTTGGGGGCATCTTCGCGGATAAAGTGAGACATTAGCTTGGTGTCCCACACATTAACGAACTTGATACCCTGCCCATACAAGAACTTGAGGTCGAACTTGGCGTTCTGTAGAATTTTCTTGTTCCTAGGGTTGGAAAAGATGGTATTCAGCATAATAGCCACAAGATTGCGCTCATGTTCTGAGAAAGTGGATTCCTTGTGGATGTAGGGGATAATGTATTGCTTGTACCCATCCTCCTCTTTGCAGGAGATGGCAATGGTCATGATGGAGTCCTTCTTAAAGTCTAGACCTGTGGTTTCGATATCGACGGCAATATTCTTATCGGTAGCCATCAGATGAGATATCCGGTCAAGATCTTCCATCGTCATGATTAACTCATAAGTGACATGGATTCCCGAGTCCTTCTTAAGGATGTACTTATTATATCCATTACGGATATCCTGCTGGAATAGTGTTACCAGCTTAGGCTCCATGAAGACTGCGGACGGATGCAGAATCGGGATGACTGGAATACCCTTGTACTCAAAGCTCTTACCACGCTTGGTAGTGATGCCAGACTTCTTGAGGAGCATCTTCATGGCTAGATTGCCGCAAGTAAAGATAAGTTTGGGCTTTACCTTGTCCACGGTAGCTTCTAAGTGCTTACGGCAAGTCTCCATGTTGGTAGGAGACATATCATCTTCCTTAACCTCAGGACATTTAATCGCTGCCGATACCGTGTACTTTTTAATTATCGGCCTGACATACTGATTAAAGATCTTCTGCTCGGAATCGGATAAAGTGTCCACCCCGAAGCCGTCCGAACGGAACGAGTCCATAAGGAATAAAACCTCAGTCGGCTCAAGCTTCTCGTAATCCATGTGGGCATGGATAACCTTGGGCTTCTCTAGGATGGAGCATCCCGTGCAGCCCGGATTTGTACAGTTTTTCCTATTTCGATAAAGATCTAAGAGGTCAGCCATGATTTAGTTACCTATTATAGGGTATGACCAAGTATTATTTAGACAA